AGGAATTGAAGCACTAATGGAGGAACAATATCCATTACTAGCTGATGTACGTAAATTCAACGTAAAAGGCAATTTAACAATGAACCGCCATGAAAGTATTGTTGCAGGAGATGCTGATTGGTATACAGAAGATGTAAAGGTAGCAGATGAAGAAAACAAGTTTAATCAATTTACTTTAACTGGTCACGAATTGGCGAAAGCTGTTACAGTTTCTTGGAAAATGAAATCAATGGCTGTTAAAGAGTTCATCCCATTCATTCAACGTGAAATTGCTTCACGCATGGGTATCGCTAAAGCTACAGCTGTCGCGCATGGAACAGGGACAAATCAACCTAAAGGGATTGTTACTGTACTTGCAGGAGAAGTAGGCACTCCACAAGTTATTGAATACACTGACTTAGCTTATGAAAATATTACAAATGCTATTTCTAAGATCCATTCTTCACTATTGAATGGTGTGGCTATTTACGCAAACAACGGTACAATTTGGAACACGTTAGCAAACCTTAAAGACGACATCGGACGTCCATTGTTTATTCCAGATGTAACGACTGGTGGGGTTGGTCGTATGTTCGGTTACACAGTTAAAGCTGACGGATCATTAAAAGAAGGAGAAATCCTATTCGGTAACGCTGATAGAGGTTATATCCTTAACACTAACGAGCCTATGAAACTGGTAACAGAGGACCATGCAAAACCACGTGAAACTGATTATGTTGCATATGAGATTGTTGACGGTGACGTTTACGAATCAAAAGCGTTTGCTTTATTAACAGTAGAAGAAGCTTAATAGGAGGGACATTAAATGGGTTACAAAGTAATCAGTACATTTCGAGATAAATTCACTAAGAAGTTATATGAAAAAGGCGGTTCTTACAATCATGAAGATGAGAAAAGAATCGCTTTTTTAATTGAAAAAGGTTTCTTGGAAGGACCAAAGAAAGAGGAGCCGAAGAAAAAGTCTGCTAAAAAGGCTGACAAAAAATGATTGAATCAGTAAAAGGGGCATTGAGAGTAACTTCCAATGACACCTTAATTGTTGAAGAAATAGAAGACTTAATTGAAAGTGCGCGAATGGATTTGATTATATCAGGAGTTTCTGAAGAAAAAGCAAACAATGACCACGATCCATTAATCAAACGAGCAATAATCATTTATGCTAAAGCTAATTATGGTTTAGATAATCCAGATGCTGATAGATTTCGTGATTCCTATGTCATGCTTAAACAACATCTGTCGCTAGCAGGTGATTATCGTGGCTAATTGGAGTGATGTTCTTTATTTAATCGGTCTTGAAAAAAGCCTAGATGATGATGGATTCGAAACCATTGGTCCTGGAGAACCAAGAAAGATTTATGCTAATGAAAAATCTGTTCGCTCACAAGAATTTCATGCAGCAAAACAATCCGGTGTTACTCTTTCCCATATGTTTGAAGTAAGAACAGTTGAGTACAAAGGTGAAGAAACTCTTAAATACAATGATGACGATTATAAAGTTTACCGAACATATGTAAAAGGTGAATTTACGGAATTAATTGTTCACAAGGAAAGTGATGACCATGGACATTAAATTAGAAGGATTAGATGAACTAATTTCTTACGTAGAGGATTTAGGGCGTAATATTGACGATTTAAAAGACCAAGCATTAATCGAAAGCGGAGACTATCTGAAAGAACAGTACGAGAGTGGAGTATATTCTCATTATCTAAGCAGACGTTCGGGTGAATCGGAAAAATCTATCACTAGAACAGAACCATCGAACGATGAATTATTTGTTGGAATTAAGGGTGGAGCGAGAAGACCAGGTTTCTATCTTTATATGCATGAATTTGGTTATTGGAATGTTCGTGCAAAAAGATTTATCGCACCAAAACCTACGTTTTCTATTATTTATGAAAATAACAAGAATAAAATATTAGACATTCAAGCAGAAGTGATAAGAAGGGGGTTAGGTATGTCGTGAATTTAAATAGACTTATTCGAGATACTTTAACTCCCTTAGGTGTTCCGGTCTCATTTGCAAACTATAATCTGACTGCGGACACCTATATTGTATTTATCGAATATAACCAAGCGTCGAGAATGAACGCAGATGATGAAGAATTACTTACAAAACACTTCTTTCAAGTAGATGTTTTTTCAAAAGGTAATTATCTGCAACTAGTAAAAGATGTAAAACAACGAATGAAAGAAGCGGGTTTTGGTCGTATGTTCGAATCTGAAACTTATGAAGAAGAAATGAAAATGTATCGCAAAATTTTAAGATTTAACTATGAACCTAAAATTGGAGAGACATATCCATAAGGAGGAATATTAATGGCTATTAAAGGTTTAAAAGATTTACATTATGCAATTATCACAAGCGAAAATGAGAACGAAACTGTTTATGGTGAAGTGAAGCGACTTGGTCCAGCAATTGCATTAAACTTAACTCCATCATTTAATCGTGGAAATTTAAGAGCAGATGACAAGGTGTTATTTTCAGATGCTGCAAAAGGTCCTATTGCTGTAACTTTAAATACGGCTTATTTAGAAAAAGAAGTTGAAGCGGACATATTAGGTAAAACAATCCACCCAAACGGATTAATTTCTGATAACGCAGATGACAATCCGCCTTATATCGCAATTGGTGGCATGGCTGAAAACGCACGTGGAGGATATGATTATTTTTGGATTTACCGAGTACAATTAACACCTGCGGAAGAAAACCGTGAAACAAAACAAGAAACACCAACATATCAGACACCTAACTTAAGCGGAGAAGCATTACCGAGATTACATGATGGTGAAGAAAAGGTGAAAGCTTGGAGTGAAGATGCTGATATTACTGATAAATCTATTTTCGACGAATGGTTTAACGAAGTAATCGACAAAGATTGGGTAGCGGAGGTTTAATCATGCAGATTGAACTGTATATTGACGGAGAGAAAAAAATATTTACGACACCGTTTGTCCCTCAGCTTGCCAAACGTAAATATCTAGAAATAATGGCTAAAGCAGAGGAAAAAGCTGAGGGAAATGAACATTATATTCCGAGTTTCAAAGAACAGCTAGAAGAAGAAAATGAATTGCTTGGAATATTATGTGACGTTGTTTTTAACGGTCAATTTACAATTGAACAACTAATAGCAGGTGCTAGTGATGATTATATATATTCAAAATTAAGTGAAGCGGTGTTTGGAAAACCGAAAGAGGAAAAGGTGTTAATGAGCGAGGGAAACGAAGTGGGGAAGTGACGTGGAAAGAAGCGTACACTTCCCTTAAAGCTTTATATAAGAAATTAATGATGGATTTCAAATGGACGTTGAGTGAGATAGATTCGCTTGATGTCCATTTTTTTAACGAATTGATGAATGAACTAGACGCATTGGATGAAGTTATTGAAGAGCAACCACAAGAACAAGAAGTCTATCTATCAGATATTTGGTAAAAGGCAGGTGAAACAATGGCTACTAGGGATATTGGAAATTTACGTACTCGATTGTCTTGGGAAGATGATGGAGCTAATAAGTCGCTAGAGTCTTTTAGACGTGATCTAAGAGGTTTACGTTCTGAAATGAACCTTGCACGATCTAAAGGACGCGAATATACGCAGAGTTTAAAAGGAATGCGTGAACAGTCTGATATTCTATCGAGACGATTAAGAACGCAACAAGAACGTGTACGTGAACTAAGAAGACGTTACGATGAATCGGTTAAAACAAAAGGTGAAGATGCTAACCAAACTAAAAACTTAGCAGCACAATACAATAATGCAACAGCTGAAATGAATCGGACTGAAGCACAATTAAAACGTCTGAATGAAGAAATACGTAGACAAGAATCCCCTTGGACTCAACTCGGTGAAAGAATGACAGCTACTGGGGGGAAGATGCAAGAATTCGGACGTGGTATGACTGATTTTGGTAGGGCATACTCAATGAGGGTAACTGCTCCAATCGTTGCCGGAGCTACAGCAGTATTTAAAGCAAGCATGGATTATGAAAGTGCCTTCGCAGGTGTTCGTAAAACAGTCGATGCAACTGAAGAAGAATTCGCTCGATTGTCCGATGGGATAAGAGAAATGACAAAAGTTCTTCCAGCTAGTGCTACTGAAATTGCTGCAGTTGCTGAAAATGCTGGACAGTTAGGTATAGCAAATGAACACATCTTGTCTTTTACCAGAACAATGATAGATTTAGGCGAAGCTACAAACATGACTTCAGAAACTGCTGCGACTGAATTCGCTAGATTTGCAAACATCGTAGGAATGTCTCAAGAAAACTTTGATAAATTGGGTTCTGTTGTTGTTGATCTAGGAAATAACTTAGCAACAACTGAAGCGGAGATTGTATCAATGGGAATGCGACTAGCCGGAGCCGGTGCTCAAATCGGACTTACTGAAGCAGAAATAATGGCGTTTGCAGGAAGTTTAAGTTCGGTCGGTATTGCTGCAGAAGCAGGAGGTTCAGCATTCTCTAAAGTAATGGTAGAAATGCAATTAGCGGCTGAATTAGGCGGTGAAAAATTAAAAAACTTTGCCGATGTTGCTGGTATGTCAGCTAGTGACTTTAAGAAAGCATTTGAAGAAGATGCAGCAGGAGCGATAATCGCATTTATCGAAGGACTGTCAACAGCTGAAGAACGTGGAGTATCAGCTATTAAAGTATTAGATGATATGGGTATTACAGAAGTACGAATGCGAGATGCTTTACTACGTGCTGCAGGAGCAAGTGACGTATTTACAGATTCGATTGAAATGGGTACTAAAGCTTGGAAAGAAAACACAGCACTTACAGAAGAAGCGGAGCAAAGGTATGGAACCACAGAATCGCAATTAAAAATCATGTGGAATCGAATCAAGGATGTCGCTATCACATTGGGAGATGCACTTGTTCCAGCTGTTATGAGCACGCTAGATGCCATCGAACCGTGGATTGACAAAATAGAAAGCGGAGCAGAAGCATTTGCGAATTTAGACGAAGAACAGCAAAGAACAATATTAAAGCTTATAGCTTTTACCGCAGCGGTTGGTCCAGCAAGTGTTGGAATTGGTCAACTTTCATTGGGTATTGGTGGTTTGATGAAAGTTGGTGGTAACTTTGCAACAATGCTTGGAAAAGCAGGAGCAACAGGTGGTACAGGATTATTAGGAAGGATTGCCTTACTTGGTCCAGGAGCAGCAACACCTGTAGGATTAGCTATTGCTGGTGTAGGTTTTTTAGGATTGAGTATATATAAACAAATCGAAAGAAGTAGGGAAGCAAAAAAAGTAAATCTTGAAGTGGCAGAAAGTTTAACCGAACAAGCTAACGCATTAGAAGAAAACATTGATCGATTCGAAGAATTAGAAAGCAAAAGCAAATTATCGAACAATGAAATGGCTCGTCTTGTTGATATTTATAAAGAAATACAAGAAACCTCAGACGAAAAAGCATTAGAAACACTATCAAAAGAATACGAACAATTACTCGAAAAATCAGGTATGACAAACGAAGAATTAAGCGAGTTTGTCTCAATTAACGATGAATTAGCTAATAAATTAGATTCATCCAACAAGAAGATAACTGAACAAGGTAATGTACTTGTAGACAATATCGATGCATTAAAAGAGTTAAACGAAACTCAACGTGAAAGAATCAGACTTGAGCTAGAAGCACAAGCGGCAGCACTAGAAGCTAATCGTGGAGAACTATTAAGAGAGCAACGTGACTTACAACAAGAAATTAACGAACTTAATGAAAAGATTCCAGATACAAAAGAAAAAATCATTGAACAAGAAGAGTATGTTAACGAGTTGGTAGCTGACTACAGAAAAGCAATTGAGGATAACAATACTTTTGAAGTAATACGTCTATCGAATAAGATGGTGAAGGAAGCCGAAATAGCACAAGAATTAAGAAATCAATTAGAAACTCAAACAAACCAGTTATTAACTAATCACGATGATCTAGAAGTTACTAACCAAAAACTAGATAGTCTAGGCGAAACTTATCAAAGAATGATTGAACTTGAACTAGCTCAGGTTGGAATCAATGCTGAAAAAGGAAAAGAGCTACAGCAGATTGATGAAGAACTTAAGAAGTTAAGAGAACAAAAGACTGAACTTGATGAAAAACGTAAAAAACAACAAATAAGTGCTGAAGAATATAAAAAAGGAAAAGCACAAATTGATAGTCAAATCGAGAGTTTAAAATTAGCTAGAAAACGCGTAGAAGATATAACAGATGAAGCAGAGAAAACAAACCAAGAACTTGGAAAGAAAATCGACAAAGATGTAAATGTTGATGACAAAGGAACTGCCGCAAAAGTGCATGAAGAAGCTGAAAAACCTGCAACTAAAAACGTTACTTTAAGTGCAACATGGACAGGAGTGCGAGCAGGGATTAGTGCTGCATTAAGAAATTTAAACATACCGTTTTTTGCTAGTGGTGGTGTTCATGACGGTGGTCCATTGGTTGCTGGTGAAGCAGGATGGGAATTAGGTAGATTAGGTAATCGTTGGGAAGTTCTGAATGCGGGACTTTATGACAGACCTAGAGGTTATGAAATATTTTCTCATGATCAATCCAAACGTATTTTACGAGCTTTAAATAATATTCCGACCTATGCAAGTGGTACAAATATGGGTGCTGAAACGAATCGAATTGTAGATCGATTGAATCAGATGGATCGACAAGCAAATAACATTTCTTTTGAAAGAATGTTTGAAGGTGCAAACTTTATCGTTAGAGAAGAAGAGGACATTGAAAAAATAGCTAAGAAGCTTAATGATTATATAAGAATTAATGCTAGAAAATATGGGGTGATTATGTGATAACGTTTGATGAAAAATATAAACCAGAAGATTTTGGTCTATATGTTGAAGAGGGTCACAATCACCCTGTCACTCCATCTTTTGCCCGAAAAGTTATGCATATACCAAGCAGAGCTGGAATGTGGGATTTTGGAACAGAAATTAGAGAGAAAACTTTCAATATACCCTTCGCAACACAAGGGAGAGATATGATGAAGTTGCAGCAAAAGTTAAATACTTTTGTTGAATTTTTGTTTGATGAAGAAGGTAAACCACGTGAAATTAAATTAGTTTATGATTACGAGCCAGATAAGTTTTATACGGTTAAGGTTAGTGATCAGTTTAGTCCCGAAAGAGTTAGGCCATTTTCAAGATTTATTTTACCTTTGGTTGCTGATGATCCGTACAAGTATTCAAAAGTATTTGCAGATGAAGTTACATGGGGAAATGAAGAAATAACATTTGAATCAGATTATTCACTTGGTCATACAAACGACTTTGGAGGTGGGTCAGTCCGTTTGACCAGTCCTAGAACATTGAATATTACCTCTAGTGGTTTAACTGTACAACCAATAATTGAAATAGATGGAACAGCGACCAATCTTACGTTGAGTGCAAATGAGCACTCTTTTTCTTTGCCGAATTTTAATAATACGAAGTGGATAATCGACTTTGAAAGATATGTTGTGTTTAGAAATGGACAAGAAACCATGATCGAAATTAGAAACTTTAAATTATTGAAAGGTAATAACGCAATTAGTATCTCGGGAAGCAATATTGATATTAATTTACGTGTGAAATATAGAGACAAATACAATTAGGGAGGTCGTGATAAATGGCAGATTTAATTAATAAAGAAGATGATTTGAATACTGGTCGGGTAAAACTGAATAGAGCTATCAAGGATTCTGATAAAGCAAAGCAAGATGCAGGGCAAGCGGTCAACATATCGAATGAAGCGAAGCAAATAGCACAGGCGGCAGAAGATAAGGCAGAAAACGTACAAGAACAATTTAATCAAGTGGTAATAGAAGGAGACTCATCTGTTGAAGCTGCACAAGCGAGAGTTGATGCAGACAATAATACTTACTCAACTTTAAAAGAAAGATTAGACACAAAAGAAACTCAATTTGCTGCACAGTTGGCACAAATTGAGAACCTAGAAAACTACGAATTAAACTCTAAAGGACGAAGAAAACAAGGTTATGTAGTATTCATATCTGATGATTTTCATCGCGGTGATTGGGAAATATTAAAACCAATATTCGAAGCGGCAGGTGTTCCGTTTTGTTTTGCGATTGTAACCGATTGGATGAATAACCCTGATCACCCGAATCATAATAGTAGAGGTACTTGGGAACAAGCTCGCTATCTGCAAAATGTAATGGGGTGTGAAGCTATGTCACACTCCGTTAACCACGGAAGACCAACACCTATCCCTGATTTAAGTGAAGAAGAATTAAGGTATGAGTACAGCGAAAGTAAACGAGTCATCGAAGAAAATGGTCTAAATTGTTACTCATATCGAGTGCCCGGAGGAAATTACAAAAAAAGAGAGCGAGTTATTGCTAGAGAATACTATCGTTCTATGGTCGTTAGTGAGCGGGGTATAAATAAATTACCAATCGAAACTTACGAATTAAAATCGATTTGGTTGGACAATGAATCTTTTGGCGGTGCTGAACCGTTTAGTTACTATAAAGATTACATTGATCAAGTGAATGAAGAGGGCGGTATATTAATCATTAGCACACATGGCTATGCACTTAACGGTGTTGAAAGTTTAATGGAACAAGTGGTTAATTATGCAGCAGCTAATTCTAATGTTGTGACATTAAATGAAGCGTTAAACAAAGTGGGTAACATTGTAGAAATTGGTGACTATTCAAAGAATGAAGACGTAGAGAAAGAAGGTGGAGGTCGCTTTGTAGTAGCACCTAACGGTTTCGTTGACGGAGGTATAACCGTAGCAGAAGCAAATCAATTTTCTAGCGACACTTCTTGGGATGAGTTTTCTCTAGGCTTAACGATATGTCCTATCACGTCTGAAAACGCTAATGGATTCCCAGGTAATGGTCTACTCTTTAACTATAAGTCATCGGATAGAAGGTTTGGTTATAATCATCAAGAAATTAGACTTTTTCGAAGTAATATAGTCTACTCTAGGAACGTTGACAATAACGGAAATTACACGGAATGGGAGTTAGACGGGAAAGTTTATATGTGGGGCAGAAATAAAGGAAATTTTAATAGTGGTATTAATTACTACAATCTCGGTATTACTTACGAGGAAGTTAGTTCAAGCAATAATGACATAGATTTAGCACCAGAAGGACGTGCGGGTGTGCGAATCACTCACAAAGTAACCGAGGGCTCGTCTCTAGGTTTGAACTATCAAGAATATCATGCTAATTTTACGGGCGCAATGACTATCTATAAACGTAGAGCAATTTCGGATACAGAATGGACTCCGTGGCGTAAAATGAGCGATGGTGTAGTGATTTAATTAAAGTCACTTAGGAAATAATTTGAAATTTAATTTTTTTCGAAAAATTCCCCTTTTTATGTTAATTATGTTATATATTATACATAAGGAGGGGAGAGATTGAGTAAAGCAAAAATAAATAAATATATTGAATTCTTTACTACAAAAATTAAAATTCTATATAAAGAAAAAAAGTTCAAGAGTAATGGATACACCCTTAAGTATATGCTAGAGAAAAACGATAGTGATAGTTTATTAGTTATATTGAGTGGTGTACCGAGACAAGGACTAAAAGCTAGATATAATTATGGACGCACCTTACGGAATATATCAGTTAATAAACTATTTATTCTTGATGACTTTGGCTATGATCAACGCGGAGCTTGGTATTTAGGTAAAAACGGAGATTTTAAAATAAAACAAACTACTGAAGAGTTAATCCAAAAGGTTAAAAGTGATTTAAACATTAAAAACACAATCTACTGCGGAAGTAGTAAAGGTGGTTACAACGCCTTGATGTTCGGCTTAGAGGATGAAGGTTCTACAATAATAGCAGGAGGACCACAATATTTCTTGGGTGACAGACTAACAAAAGGTGTATACCCAAAGTACACTTTACCCTACATTATGGGCGAAAATTATACAGATAAAGACATCCAGACTTTAAATGATTTACTACCAAATATCATTAGAAAAGCAAAAGGAAAAGATTACAAAATCTTCCTGCATTACTCGGATCAAGAATATATGTACAATCAACACATAAAATATTTACTTGAAGAATTAAAGGCAAACGACATTGAGTTTGTGGAAGATATAGCAAAATACAAAAAACACGCGGAAATCGCTTATTTTTTTCCGTCATTTTTGGTAAATACGTTAAAAAAAGAAATAAGAAATAAAAGTCGGGAGCTGAAAGGTAAATGCAAGAAAAAAACGAAAGAATTATCATTGTAGTTGGTTTTATTCTAATGGCTGTATTTATTACTGGTGTTTCGTATTACATTTATCGGTAGGAACATACTGTGCAGCAATAAAAAAGGAGTTTTGTCCCCTCTTGTCGAATAAGTGGATTAGGAGGGGATTATAAAATGAATATTACAAATGTATTACCTGAGTTAATTAAAATCAGAGACGATGTTCAAAACACTATTGAGAAATGTCAAGAATATATTGAAAGTGAAAAGAATACTGAAGATCCGATAAAACAAGCTGAAATTGATGAAACTATAAAGAGTCTTGAATCTCTTGAACAGTCATTAGAAAAATTAGACGAAAAAATAAACAGAATTAGAAGTTTACATTAATTCGTAGGCATCTCTCTTATGAGGTGCTTTTTCTTTTGGAGGTGATAAATTGATTCGCACACTAAATTTAAATCGTCAAACAACCGCAGTTTTAGAAAATGCATATAATATTGGTTACGAGAAGCCTGTCAATGCAATTTGGCAAGCTTCTTTTTCATTGCCCATTGATGATCCAAAAGTAGAAAAAGTAAAGTTGTTAGAATACGTTGATATACCTGATGTGGGTCTGTTTAGGATTATTCCTAAATTAACAAGTAAGTCAGAGAATAGCGTTACATTTCAATGCGAGCATGTCTTAGCTACTTTATTAGGTACACCCCTATTCAAATACCATCAGTTAACAAACTATACAACAAAAGACGTATTACAATACTTAATCGATAGACAGTTTCATAAACATTGGCAATTAGGTAAAGTTGAGTTCACACGTTATTTTCATTACAGTTGGGAAAACGAAAATCTATTATCTGCTATTTTTTCTGTACCAAAGGCATTTGATGAACCTTATGAATGGCAATTTGATACATCAAGCTATCCATGGACATTAAACTTAGTTAAACCTACCGACATACCTACTTGTCGAATTAAGGAAGGTTATAATTTAGTTGATTTTGAAATAGAAGAAAATCCAATGTCGCAGTTTAATCGAATTTATCCGCTTGGAGTAGGGGAAGGTGTCAATCAACTAACTATTGAAAGTGTCAATAACGGTATTCCATATATTGAAGACAGACAACCAGGTGAAGAAATTAATGCTACTGTTTGGGTAGATAGACGATTTACTCATGCTGAACATTTAAAAGCAAGTGCAAAGGCTTTATTAGATAAGTGGAAAAAACCGATTGTTACATGGAAAATTAGTGCTGCTGAAGTTGCAGAAATCACTGGATTATCTATTGATAAATTTGAATCCGGTAAAGTAGTAAGATTGCAATTAGATAATTATCCAACAGTAGATTTACGTATTATGAATGAATCTAAAGCGGATATAAAAGGTGATCCGGGTAATGCAAAGTTAGAAATAGGTAACGTCCAAGAAGATTTAGCTACAACAAATGCTGATTTAGAACGTAGACAGCAAATTAATGAACTTTATTCGCAAGGTGCTACAAACATTCTTAACTTCACTTATCAAGACAATTGTGACAATCAAATACCTGCTGTGATACCTTTTTATATTGATGATGATGTAGTTAATATTAACACGGTTGAATTGACGTTTAGAACTAAACCTTTCAGAGCTTACTCAAGAGCAACAGAAGGTGGAGGGGCAATTGTTAAGTCAACGTCAGCAGGTGGCGGTACAGTAAGGAGTACGTCTTCCGGTGGAGGAACAACTGCAACTAGTTCGAGCGGAGGAGGGACGAGTACATCAACGCAAAGCGGCGGAGCTTCTACGCAATCTAGTACGGTATGGGAAAATTTATCAACGATTAATATTAAATCCAATCAACCAACGCTTGAGGGTGACGACCATATTCACTGGATAGGAATACCTCTAGAAGCGTTTAAGCATAGTCATAGTATATCTGTTCCGGCACATTCGCATAATTTTAGTACACCAAATCATACTCATTCGGTCAATATTCCGAATCATACTCATGAAATAGAAATTCCAAACCATACTCACGAAATAGAACTACCTAACCACACCCACAATGTAAAACATGAGATTGTTGAGTTAGATACATTACCAAGCAATGTAACTATAAAAGTAGATGGGAATGTTGTTCCTCATACAAGCACAAGTGGTGACCGCATTAATCTAGTTGATTATATGTCGAAAGATAGCGATGGTAAAATTACAAGAGGTAGGCATGAGGTTGAAATATTACCTAGCGGATTAGCACGTATTGAAGCAGATTTAATATGTAGAGTGTTTATTCAAAGTCAATTAGGGCAGGTGTTTTAAATGATTAAACTAGAAATATCAACTCATTCTGGTGTTGTCGATATTGTTGAGGTTGAAGCTTATGATGTTGAAGAAATAACTAACAAAAGAAACGACCATACAATTGAAGCTATCGCTATTGGTGATCGTAGTTATTCTCGCATCGATTTAAAAAACATTATACCAATTGAAGAAAACGCTGAATAAGCGTTATTTTTTTGCGAGAAAGTCCTATAAAAAATAAGTAGGAGATGAATAACAATGACGGGAGCTGTTAATTTGGAGTATTTAGAAGCCGCACGATTTTTCTTGTTCGGAGATGTTAAGTTTTTGCACTTGCTTTTACTGTTGATGGCATTAGACATCGTTACAGGAATTGCAAAAGCGATTAAAAATGAAAATTTATGGAGTCGTAAGTCACTATTTGGCTATGCTCGTAAAGTTTTAGTTTTAGTAGTTATCATCTTAGCCAACGTCGTTGACCAAATACTAGGTTTACAAGGTGCTGTAGCTTATGCGACAGTGCTTTTTTATATTGCTAATGAAGGGTTATCCATTTTAGAAAATTTATCACAGGTGGGCGTATTGGTGCCAGATTCAATCGCTAAAAAATTGAGATCAATCGAATCGAGTGGAAAACGTGTTGACGAAGAAATCAAAGAAGAAATATTTAGTGGAGATGATAAAAATGAGCAATAAAACAGAATGTGTCATTTGCTGTAAGGAAATCGACGTAATGGAATCATATAACGGTGAGCCAATGTGTGAGGAATGCTATCACGCAGAGGAAAACTACGTCTTTGGAATCGATGGAGAGGATGCCGATGAGTAAAAAAGTTTATCTAGATCCTGGCCATGGTGGATCTGATCCAGGAGCAGTACGAAATGGCTTACGAGAGAAGGATTTAACTTTAGCTATTGCTAAAAGAATAGAAAAAATACTAAAAAAAGATTATGAAGGTGTTCAAGTAAAATTATCGCGTACCACTGACAAATTCGTATCTTTATCCAATCGTGCAAAGATGGCGAATGATTGGGAAGCTGATGTTTTTGTATCCATCCACATTAACGCAGGCGGTGGTACTGGATATGAGGATTTTATCTACAATAAATTATCAAATTCAAGCACGACTGCAAAAATGAGAGATACTTTCCACAAGGAAGTAGTAAAAGAACAATCATTCTGGCGTAACCGAGGTAAGAAAAAAGCTAATTTTGCAGTTTTAAGATTAACAAATATGAGCGGTATCCTAACGGAAAATGGCTTTATTGACACGAAATCAGACGCAAATAAATTAAAATCAAACACACATTTAAACCGCATAGCTAAAGGACATGCGGGAGGAATAGCTAAAGCGTTAGGATTAAAGAAGAAATCTAAACCCAAAAATTCAACATCATCAAGTAAAAAATCGAGTTCAAGTAGTAAAAAAACATCTACAAGCAAAAGCACTTATACGGGAAACTCAATTGTAGATTATCTAAAATCAATCGGAGAAGATTCGTCCTTTAACCACCGTAAGGCACTAGCAAGTAAACACGGCATTAGCAATTACACAGGTACCGCTGCACAAAACACACGTCTTTTAAATGCGTTACGTGGAAATAAGACAAGTACTAAAGCAACAACGACTAAAAAGTATACACCACGAACATTTAAAGTTGGCCAAAAGGTAAAAATCAAGTCGAGCGCTAAAAAATACAGTCGCTCCAATGTATCTATACCAACTAAATATAAAAATAAATCGTTGACGATCCAGCAGGTGGGGAAAGATGATGTCTTGATTAAGGAGCTGTATTCTTGGGTGCGTAAATCAGATACGTATTAAAAAAAGAGGGCTTAGTTGCCCTCTTTTCTTCTATTTGATGCACCGACCAATTTATTATCTACATAAAAATCAGTCATATAAGGTATTCCTTTTTCACGTAGTTCTTTTTCTTTTTCAGTGACCTTCCAGATGCAAGTTAACACTGCTATTGTGCTACCGTCTAAGTTTTAAATATGCCATCTTTCCACTTTAATCATTCTCCTTTATTTTTAAATAATACTCATTTAACTTAATCGCATTATCTAAACTCATATTTCCTATTGCAGATTCTTTTCTAGTGAATCGAGACAGAGTAGTTTGTGCGATCCCTGTTTCTTTATGAATTTTATACATTGATATATCTGATTCGAATAATAATTTTTCTATATTTTTCTTGATGTCTGTCATTTTATATCAACTCGATTCCATTTAACTTTTCTTCGTACTCATCTTCGTCAATATCTCCACAATCCATATCCCAGTAAAGCTCATCGACTTTCATCATGATTTCTTTTGCTTCGATTTCTTTGATTGTCTTTGTGCAAATCGCTAAGCTTTCACCGTCTGAACCCCACTTGTCTAATAATTCACCTTCGAAAATCGTTATTTGCATATTTTCTAGGTCATCCTCAGTGATGCTCGCTGTTTCGAACCAATATTCTCGTAAATCATTTAATGCGTCCGCTTGATCGTCTAACTTGTAGCAAGAAATACCCTCTTCAAAATCCTCGTGCCCTGCAACGAAACTGCTAACTCCTACTGAACTTGTGTGTTCTGTTCCTCTCCATTCACCTTTCGTGTCTAATCTAATGAATTTCATTTTAACCGCTCCTTGTTTGATTTGTTAATTATATTATATACCGTTTCCGGTAGTATTGCAAGTGTTATTTATACGAACGCATACGAACGCTTTGTGAATCTTTTAAAGAAAAAAGAACGCATTAAGCGTCCTTTATTGCACGAATTGAGTTTTCTAAATATGTTAGCATCTTGCTATAGTCTCGATTATTGAGCAAATCGTGGGCGACTATCTTTAATTTTTCGTCGCTTAGTTCAACGCCCATTCCATCCGCAACCATTTTAATGTAGTCCGTTATGTCATGCATATTATCACCTCTTATATCAAGGTTCGAGAAAGAAAGTTAAATTCCTGCTAAAAGAAAAAGACCGCTATTTGCGGTCGTATAGATCATCAACTTTTCAATTTAAAAATTACTACTAAGTGACATTAAAAGTGACAAACTAAACAAATTTACGTCACTTAAGATAGATTAAGATAAACTAAGATAAAGTATCAAGTGTGATAAACAGCGTTAAATCAACGTTTTTGGAGTTAATTAGAGCCGGATAGAGTTGATTTATACAATGTTAGATATTGTTCAAGTACACTGTTTTTGTATTGATATATCAACGTTTTGTAAGTATCATAAACTAAAAGTGACATAAAAGTGACAAACGCTATAATATATCCTTAAATATGTTTGTGCTTTCTTTGTGCAAATCTTCTTCCAAATGAGAGTATAAATCCAAAGTGACACCAATATTCGAATGACCTAAACGCTCTTGTATCACCTTAAAATTAATACCTTTTTTAACCATTAAGCTAGCACAACTATGTCTTAATTCGTGAAACGTAATTTTCTTTAAGTTGTGCTTTTCAATTAAAGTTGTCCAATAGTCCCAAATAGCTGCTAATTGAGCAGGATATCCATCATCTTTTACGAATAATAAGTTAATTGGATTTCCTTCTTCGTCCTTTAAGGGATTCCACAAATTACCCATAGCAAGACGTCTTTCTTTAAAATGGGTATGATATGTTTTTAACTCGTCCATAAACGATTCCGGAAAAAACACCTTTCTGGGTTTGTTATTTTTAACGGGCGACAAATAAAATCTTTTTGTTGATCTACTGTATCTTAATTGTTTATCAACATAAATATAATTTTCTTCATAATTTATTGATTCTTCACGTATTCCAACTGTTTCAGCTCTTCTTAATCCGCCTATTGCAGCTAATTTAATAATTAGGTTATATTTCGGATTTTCGTTTTTTAAAATGTAAAATAGATACTCCAATTCTTCTTCATTGTAAAAATTAACTTTTTTCTTTTGTTCCTTCGGTTTAATTAATCCTGCTGTAGGATTGTCTTTTATAACTTCCCATTCAACAGCTTTTGAAAATATACTTTTTAGTACAGTGAATTTACTCACAAGCCTGCTAGCACCTTCTTTTTCTTCTTTAGCGAAATATTCGACTAAGTGATATTT